TGACATAGGTGAGCGTGAAGTCAACGAACTGCGCCTCGATCACATCCGGCGCGGCGGCACGCACGATTTGAATGAGAACGGTGGGTGCTGTTGTAAGAGAACGCACTGCCTGCACAATGGAGCGATCAATGTTATCGATCACTAGTTTCGCGCGGTACGATTTGCTGTCGAGATCATTCGGCAGCGTGAGATCGAACGGGAATGGCACGAAGCTGGCGCCGTTGCTCACCGTGATCACTTCATCGCTGGTCACGCAGATGGGCTGTGGTAGTGACGCATGATTTATAGTGAGCAGTACGATGAATGCATCTGTTGTTTCGGATGCAAATAACGATTGCTGCATCGAAGAAGAAAGACTGCGGCTCATGGCAGCACCTCCAATGTAAGCGTGACTTTAAAATAGTTACCGTTGACGGGCATATACTCCGGTGGATTGACGAAGCGGCACGTGAGCGTGGCATTGGTGCGCGGATGTGTGTAGCTGAAAGAGACGGCGCCGCCGGAGAGTGTGGTTTGATAAAAGCTATCGAGCGCCACGGTTTCGGCGGTGCTGAGCATGTACGTCACCATCAGCGTGCCAACGCCCGCCGTGGTGCGCTGGCGCACTTTGGCGGGACCGGTGTCCATGTCGGTGCGGATGGCTGTTTGTGGCAGCAGTTCCTGGAAGTTTTCCAGCAGCGGTGAGACTGGCAGTGTATCGGGCCAGGTGGTCATTTGTGTTTTCCTTTCTAAAAATCCCTCTCCCGCATTGCGGGAGAGGGCGGGGCCCATTGCTCTTGCAATGGGAGGGAGAGGGTGAGGTCTGTTGCATTTAAGAGTGCATTCGTTCTGCAACACCCCTCACCCTCTCCCCGACCCTCTCCCGCAACGCGGGAGAGGGAGTTAAGAAGCTATCTGCCTGTAAGGCTCGGAGTTAAACCAAACAAACTGCTCAGCACGCCCGTGGTCTGCGGGCCGCCGACGAGAGCTTTGGCGATCAGGCGGTCGAGGGTGCTGTCGATATCGTTGTATGATGACGACGACTGTCTCACTAAATGCGCGCGCGGGGCATTGCGCGTGCCGCTTGAGGGTTTATCGCCCTGCGGTTTGTAGCCGTGCATCATACTGCTGAGCGATTTTGCGGAGGGTGAGACCAGGCTTGCGTCCATCATCGACTTTAAAGCCGCGCGGTGATGCGCAGGCTGGCTGGGCGGTTTCAATCTCATGCCTTAACTCCATCAGGGAACTGCTTCACCATATCATCAAGGAAAGGCTTTGATGGCGGCGTCCCTACTCTTTCCACCGGCCCGATCGCCTTCATAAGGAAGTTAATCAGGATTTCGGTGCAGGGTTGCTGCAATAAAAATTCATCGAGCGACTTGGCGCAGCCGGCATGACGGTAAAGCACTTTCACAATCTCGACCATTTCCGAGAGCGGCAGAGTTTTCTCGAGCAGGTCTTCCGCCAATGCGTAGAGACTGCCGTAATCGGCCTCAACGGCAGCGATAAGTTTGAGCGATGTTTTGAGCGTGTAGGTTTTATCCGGTCCTTGCAGTGTGATCATGTTTTAAGCTCCTCCTGTATATGTGCCTGTACCAGTGCGTAACAATGTGACGGTAAAACTCTCGAGGCCGTCATAGCTGCCGCTACGGCGGTAATCAGCGATGACGAAAGCGGCGGCGTAAACCGCGCCGGTTGGAAACAACAGTTGGTAGTTGTTCGCCGTACGGTTGAAAGCAGCGGCGCGCAGCGTTTCTTCCGCCGCGCTATCCTTGAACAGTCCCTGTAAGGCGATTTGCAGAGACTGTATTCCCGCATCGGCCTGCAATGTCACGATGCCGCCGCTGTTCATGGCGGTGGCATCAACAGGCTCGTTTTCAAGCGCCATCTCCACCGTGCGCGCGGCGCCGATGGTAGTGAATGTTTCGGGGTCACCGCCGTTGCCGATTTTCAAAAGCAGGTCGCGGCCGTTTTGACTGGGCATGTGTTATTCTCCTGATGGTTCTGTAATGATGCGGAAGCGCTGCGCGCCGTGGCGGACGACGGCGTTTTGCTGCATACGGCCCAATCCATCGGGTTCAATCGCAGTTTCGCTGCCGAGGCACTGGCACTGCACCAATATTTGGTTCGGCACAGAAAACGAAGCGTTATGCAGCGCGTCGTAAATCTGCGACATAATGTGGCGCAGCTCGCTCGTGCCCGTTGCGCGGCTGTAGCTGTCGATCGTGAGCGTCACCTCGTTTCCAGAAACGCTTTGGGTGTCGCACGGCTGAGATTGTGCCGCACCAAGCACCACATAAGGAAACGCCGTGCCCGTTGGTACGTAATCCAGTATCTTAAGCCCGCCGATGCCGGTCAGCACCGTGTAAATAGCCGTCTGCACATCCCACAAACTGTCAGCGGACATGTTGATCCTCCTTCAAAAAAGTTTTAGACTTCATTCTATGCAACGCATCCTCCTCATTTTCGTTTTCCTCGCTTTAACCTCGCCCGCTTTCGCCGGGTTTGACGAAGGCCGCGCGGCCTATGATAAAAAAGACTGGCTCACCGCCATCAAGGAACTGCGCCCGCTCGCCGAGAGCGGCGATGATCGCGCGATGATCCTGATCGGCAACATGTATATGAACGGCTACGGCGTCATTCCCAGTCACGACGAGGCGCGCAGCCTCTACCGCCGCTCCGCCGCGAAGAACAACACCCAGGCGATGAATGCGCTGGGCGCGATCTATATCAGCGCCGTCGGCGTCGACCAGGATCTGCACATCGCGCTGCAATGGTTCCTGCGCAGCGCCGAACTTGGCGACCAGACCGGCGCGTTTTTCTATGCGACGCTGATGCTGACCGGCAACAAGAGGCCGCCCAACCAGGTCGATCCTGATCCGGGGCTCGCTTATAAATGGTTCAAGATCGCCGGCACCGAGACGCAAAATCCGACTTATCAGCGCCTCGCCGAGAATGCCGCGCACAATATTGTCACCCGCAAAATGCTGAGCCCCGATGCGGCTGCCAAGATCGACAAGGATCTTGCGGCGTGGAAGCCGGCTGATCCCAAAACGCTGGAACCGATGCCGGAAGACACGCCGCTGAAGCCGAAAGCAGATGACAAGAAACCGGATGATAAAACATCTGCCGATAAAACCCCTGCCACTGCAACTCCGGCGCAAACAGCGAAACCGGCGACGCTGCCGATGACGCCGATCCCGGTGACGCCAGCGCCGATACCGGCGCCTGCTGCACCCGCTCCCGCAACTGCAAACCCGGCACCTACGAACTCCGTACCGCCGCCAGCAACGCCAGATACTTCTTCTGCCCCTGCTGCGCCGACACAGAAATAATAGTGTAGGTCACGTTATCTTCATCCGTCAGCGTCATGCCCGGCGTGATATCGGTACGATAGCGGACCACCACCTGATGCGTCGTTGTCGCTTCGATCTGGCCGAACTTTAATTGTTCTCCCGAGGTAAGCGGTGTGATCGCGGCATAAACGGTTGCTACAGTCGACCAGCTTTCGCTAAACCCGCCCGCGCCATCGGGCGTGAGCGACGGCTGCTGGATCGTCACACGGTATTTCATGTTACCGATCATGACAGGCTCATCGCGCGGAAAGGTTGAAACAACGCCGCCGCACCGGAGGTAAACAAAGCTTCGGCGGGTGTGTCGCCGCGGTTTTCGTAGAGATAGCCGATCAGTTGCAAAATGCCTTGCCGCAGCAGCGCGGATACATCATCCTCTGTCGCGCCATAACCGGCGGTGTATTGCACCTCGATGCCGTTGATGACACGCAAGGGCAGCGGCGGAACAACGCCTTCGTTGAGTACCAGGCGCGCGCCGGCGGTATCGACGAAGTAATTAGCGGCGTTGAAAGCGCAGGAGCTGTTATCTGCCGCGTAGATATTGATCTGCGTCACGGAGAGCAATGGCGGATACGGCAGCACAATCGCATCGGCCACCGGATACAGATGGCGGCGTTCTGAATCAAACGGGCGGATCAGCCGTGCGCCGGGCCAGCGGTCGAGATATAAACTATAGCTGCGCGTAATCAGGCTGCGCCCGGTATAGCCCTCGCAAAACATGCGCGCGGCGGTGATAAGCGAGCTGATGAGGTTATCATCACTGCTTTGATCGACACGCAGGAAAGTTTTGGTTTCGTCGAGCGTGAGCGGCTCGATAGCGGGTGGTGATGTTTCGACCAGGCGATAGGTGGGTTGGTTGTTCATTCTTTTTCTCCCCTTTTATAAACAATCCCCTTAATTCCCTCTCCCGTATTACGGGAGAGGGAGGGGCCCATTGCCCTTGCAATGGGAGGGAGAGGGACAGCGATGGCGAAAGTTGTTCACTTTCTGCAATAGTGTCGCCCCTCTCCCCAGCCCTCTCCCGCAATGCGGGAGAGGGCGTTTTCCGTTAGCTATTCACAGCCGGCAGCTGATGCAAATTGCCCTTCAGTCCCAGCATCGCGATCGGGCCGCCGTTGGTGAGGCCTGTGGGTGTCGCGATGACTTTGACGAAGCGCAGGCCGCCGATATAATCGATGACATAGCGCTTTTCCGCCGCGCCAGAGGCATTGACGCTGGCGAAAATGCCGTTGGTGAGACTGGTGAAATTGAGCACATCGGTCGCATCGCAGGCCGTGAACGACTCCGGGTTGCCGGTGCCGTCATCATCGGCGTGTACGATGGAGAGGTCGATGCGCACCGAGCCGCTGAGCGTATCACCGATATTACCGACCAGCACGACGATGGACTGAATGTCCGCGCCCTGCGTGTCGATGGTGCCCGTGTCGAGTTCAGAGGAGTGAATGGTTTGCGGCATCAGCAGTTGCGTAACGCCGATGTTGTTGACGATATCATGCATATAGTTTTTTCCTTTCGTTGGTTAAATTTATGAAACAGAGAACTTCATCAGCTTGATCGCTTCGAAGTTCACGACATCGCCGCCGACGCGCTTGGTGGTGTAGAACTTCACGTAGGGTTTGGCGGTGAAACTGTCGCGCAGGATGCGGATGCCGAGGCGGTCGACGATCTGGTAGCCCTGGTTGAAGTTACCGAAGGCAACCGACAGGCTGTTTGCCGCGAGCTCCGGCATATCTTGCGCTTCAACAACCTTGAAGCCGAGCAGCGTGCCGCCCGCGCGTTGCTGGAAGTCGGGCTGCCACAGGTAACGGCCTTCGCTGTCTTTCAGCTTGCGCACGGCCGCGAGCGTGCCGCGTGTCATCATGAACACGGCCTGATCGCGATATGGCGCTTTCAACGCATAGACGAGGCTGATCAGCGCATCGCCGGGGTTGCTGCTCGGGAACGCACCCGAAGCACCTGCGGCAACTTGTTCAATCACCGAGAAGCTCGTCGAGGACGGCACGCCGGCGGGATAAGTGAGGAAGCCGCGCGGCTTGAGGATGCCGTTGCCGGTGACGAAAGCAGTGTTCTCCATGCGCGCAAGGCGATCGGCGATTTTGCGCGCGAGATATTCCTCGACGTTGAACATGCCATCATCGAGCAGCTTTTGCGTCGCGCTCGGTTCGGCATATTGCTCGTGGACGGGAATGCGCCAGGCGCCGATCTGCGGCGTGCCGGTATCATCGCGATCCTGCGTTTCGCCGATCCAGCCGGAACTGGCCTGGTTCAGGTCATTCAACCCTTCCAGCGCATCGGAGCCGATGGTGACGACGTTGGCCACCTGACGCACCGGTGAAGTCTCATAAATCAATGAGACAATGCGCCCGCTCATGTCCGGCGGCACAGCGAAACCGCCGTCCGGGTCGGAACCGACACTGAGGGCCTTGATTTCATCGAGGTTGCTGCCGGCATTGTTTTTGCGCAGGTAGTTGTTCAGCGCGGATTTATAATGGCGGTAGGTTTTCACATCCAGTTCGCCATTATAAGTGTGTTTGCGTTCCAGTGCAAAGGCGGCGGCCTGATCCTGGTCATCGGATTTTGTTTCAGCTGCGCGTGTCGAACGGCGCAGCGCGGTTTCGAGTTGGTCGAAGCGGTCGTTCAGGCGGTTGACCTTGAGTTCAGTCAGCGGGTCCGCTGCGCCCTTGGCTTCGATATCCTTTAGCCGCTCGTCGTTCGCTTCCTTGAACATCTCGAAGGAGCGGTAGAGATCGGAGAGTTGTGGTTCTTGTGTCATGTGGTTTCCTTTTGTTGGTGGTAATCCCCTCTCCCGCGCTTGCGGG